CTGGCTACCTCTGCGTTTATAGCTGCAGACCATGCACCTTTTTTCATTGCGTCATCTCTTAATTTTGCAAGTTCACCCAGGTGTCTACTAAGATCTATACCAAACTTCTCTTGTACTTCTGCTCTTAACTCACCAATGTATTTTACTACAAGTGGAGATACTCTAGGATTCCTGAGTTCTGATGCTGCTTGTCTAGGCCTTGTCTTGTAACCAGCTTCATAAGCTGCTTCAGCTGCACTCTTTCTACCTTCATTATAGACCAGTAATTCTGCAAACTTGATCTGTCGTTCTGTTAATTGCTTTGGAAGTCCCATACTTGACTTATATCGTAATCTAACGTACAAGTCAAACCGATGAAGATATTATTAATATTACTTGGTTTAGTTGGTGCATCCTCAGACAAATCGTTTGATAGTACTAGCTTCATAGTAAACAAAGCTATCAAAGGTGTGTACGATGAAAGCAGAGACAAAACTATGGCTCTCACTCAAGAAAAATACCCCAAAAATAAGTTGGACTAGACTAGAATCTTGGGCATCTTTTGGTGTTCCTGATCTGCTTGGATATGATGATTCATGCGGATTTTTTATGTTAGAGCTAAAGGTTACAAAGACTCAAAAAGTATCGTTCAGCCCACATCAAAAACTATTCCACATGACCAAGACAAAACGTAATTTCATCTTACTCGAAGATACCTCTTCTCGCTCCATAAAACTTTATGAGAGTAAATCTATCCACGGTCTGTTGATAGATCACAGAGAAACACCTTCCCTCACAAACAATAATTGGGAGCACGTTCAGCGCTTGTTGCTTGACCTTCCCTTTGACGCGTAAGCTTGTAGCTTGACGCTTGTCGCTTGTGGCTTGGCGTTCTCAACGAACCGTTGAGAATTGTCCGCGTCCAACATATCGTTAGCATGTAGCTTGGCGCTTGGGACCTTTGGCCTCCAGCTTGTAGCTTGAGGCTTGTACCCGTTGTCCAGGCACCACTGGTCGTGGATCCTGTGTATGATGTGGTCGTACTTTCTATGAGCAGCCATACATCTCTTCGCAATAATAGTCTAGATCCAGGTTATCTATGAAAGGCTCAAGGACCTTATCCCCGCCCCAATAGCCTTCGACATATTTCGTATCCAGATTTACCCAGATTGTAGGCCCGCCTCCAGCGACCATCAGCTCGGCGCCCAGGTAACGCTTCTCACGGTCCACGATGTAACGTATGTCGTACACGTCTTCCATCCATGCGCTGGCCGACTGCTCACGCTTCTCTCCTGTTTCTTCGTCGGTGATCATCTCCGGGCTGGTGATGCCGTCCGCAATGTTCTTGCACATCCTGCGAAGCTGCTCTTCGCATGTCTCACTCTTCTTCTTAGCCGTAGAATTGTTGCTGCTTAGCATAATCTTTCTCCTCCATTTTTAAAAGTTCAACGAACGTCTTCACCGCTTCCTGCGATCTATGTCCATCGTCTCCCGTTACTATATTGACTGCAGTGATCATTCTTTCAACTGCTTTTGATATTGTGATTGTTTTTTGCATGTTATCCTTTCTGTTTTATATTAGATTATCCCAGGATGCTCCACTTGTCAAGCTTGTCGCTTGGCGCTTGACGCTTTTTTTTCAGGCCATAATCTTTAGGCGACATTGTCAAAGCTTGTCGCTTGTAGGTTGTATTTCCATTCTTGATTTTATATTTAATATACCGCTGCCATGGCTCCATCTGTATTGACAGGTCTGCAAGCAGCGTCTTTACCTGGCCATCTGTAGCCCGGTCCACTTCTATAGTTATTTTTTTCATAGTTCTCCTTTATCATTTTATTGTGGCAAGCTTGTGGCCTGCCACAACAGTCAAGATTTGTTTTATTCGTACGCTAATACGAGCGGGTTCCAAAGTTCCCTTTAATCTTGACCCCAGATCCATTGCTACTTGCCCGCGGATCTTAATAAGGACATCCGTTTCACAATGGATCAGGGCTCAAGTTTAAGCTTGTAGCTTTCTAAACTAGTCAACCTTGTAGGTGTGCGTAGGCGAGGATCTTCCTTGCATCCATGCCTGAATACAATCCCAGCTACCTCGAGCTCACGACCTATGCTATAGGGTTTATTTCCCCACTCCAAACAAGGTTGGCTACTTTAGAATTATTCTAAACAAGCATTTACATAATCGTTATACTCATGTTCACATTGGGCTTTATACTCCTCTTTATCTCTCGCCTGTGAGTTGCATATTCTCCAATGCTCATCAATATAGTTTTCTGTCATTGCTTGCTTGTTAGCACAATTTTTAATCTTACGATTAATTGCGTCTATTCTTTTGCTTTGCCAAGTTTTTATTTCTTCTTTCATATTGACAATATAGTATATATGGGATAGTATGTCAAGTATAAAAAACATAGAAAGGAAATATATGCAAAAAATAAGAATGAATACCGAATACAGAAACAAGTTATTCAATAGAATAAAAGATGTATTCGAAAAAGAAGAAACGCAAGAGCGTCAAGCATTTATGGAAAGTCGAGAGAACTTTAACATAAATCAACAATCAGCACACGCACTTGCCAAGCAAGTAGTGGAAAGGTCATATCCGAAAGAAGATGTAGCCACACTACGAACTTTCAAAAAGAAGTATGGGCAACCTTGTGATGTAGTAGCAAAAGATAAATGCTTTTACTTTTCACATAATGAAGATGTTGATGATGAGGGCGAAAAAACAGATACTCAATCACACTTTGACTTTGGACTATTTGGCAATCTCAATGGCAACGAAAGTTATACTGATAACGAAGATAGTCAGCATTTTGCACACGCATATTATAGGGAAGAACTTAAAGAGAAAGGTTTTAACCCTGATATAATTGCACAACAAAATGGAAAAGATAGCAACCCACATAAAACTAAACACGTAGAAGCAAACAATAAGTTTTTGGGTAAATCTAATAATAGTTATTATAATGATGATGACGGCAATCATGTTGGTATAACTAAAACTTTCAACGCACCATTTTATCTTGATGTGATTGGAACTAGCCATTGTAGAAGTAGAGCAATCGCTTGTACTAAAGATGAGTACAATATCTTTTTGATGTGGCGAACTGCTAAAGCTAATGTGGTATCTAAACACCAAACGTGGATTGATAGCTTGCAAAAACAATTTGACCAATTAAAAATCGGATTGAAAGCATACAGATATTTAAGCGAGGGTATTGAACTTGCAAGCGAGTTGGGTATTCATGTTGATGAAGCAGAATTAATTAAAACTAATTCTACTGGTTTAACTATCTACAACCCTAGTAATCTTGCTAGTATGATTAAAGGTATGAAGAATAAAAATCAGACTAGAGAAGATAAGATTAAAGCTAGACTACAATACGAAAAACAAGCTGTAAATTAGGGCTTGACATTATTAATGGGATATGTTATTATTATCCCATTAATAACAAATAGAAAGGAAAATATGCAATACTACATTTTAAAAAAACAAAAGATGTTCGGCAAAGTTGAGTACGAAACTGAAATGAAAGCTAGACGAGGTTATGAAAATCTAGAAGACGCTATAAAAAGAAAAATAGCTTTAGAAACATTGAACGAACATGAGGGCGTTGAGTATATTATAGTTAATGATGGAACGCCAACGGAACAAGTAATAGAAAGTATGGAACACGACCAAGAAAGAGCAAACCATATTGCAAAGTCAGTAAATAGGGGCGAACTTTAATACTTGACACATATGGGATATTATGATATAATATCCCATATAACAAACAGAAAGGAAAATATGTTCTACATAACTTACTTCGCAAAAAAGCATAAAGCTTTTATTACGAGAAAAGGCAGATACGATAAACCTGACGGAACACCTAGCGAGAAAGGTGCTTATGTGTCTAAGAAAGGTGAACCAGTTTTAAATTACTGGGACTTAGACGCAAACGGTTGGAGAAATGCAACAGGAAAGGTGCAGATAAAAATATGAGTGAACTTATTGCAAGATTACTTATGGTATTAATCGGCTTTGCCGTTGTAATGCTAGGATTAATTTACGCAATACATAGTCAAGATATCTATTTAGGTATCTTGATTATGGTTGGTGGTATTGCGTCAATGCATATGGGGTTGCCACAATGAATTATAAATGGTGTCATAGTCCGAAGTGTCATACTTATAAAACACAAGACAGAGTGAGAGGTAGCAAAGGTTCTAAAGTTTTAAGAACTAGAAAAATAAAACAAGATACAGAAAGTAATTGGTATAATATAAATGATTGTTATAATTATTTTTGCAGTCAAAATTGTCGGAACGACTTTTGGAATACTTATGCTCAACGTATCGTTGCCCTCGCACCGATGAACGAGCCACTAGAAACACCGATCGATGATCCTACAAAAGAAAAACACACGACTAGTTGGGGTCATAATTATTATACTCATGAAATAAATTTAAAGGGGGTTGACACAGCAGAATAATTATGCTATAATATCCCATATAAACAGAAAGGAAAATATGAAACAAGCAACATACATAAAAGACATAGAATATAATGGGAAGAAAATAAAACTACCTTTTAAAATTCTATCTATAACTACAAGAGATGAAACAGTAGAAGTACAGGCGTCCAATAGATTCACTCAGGAATCAATCGGTCTCCCATCTTTTGCAAGGGCTGTCTATGAGCATATATTACACGCTGAATGGAAAGCTACAATGGAGGATAAAGAACTTGGCACAGGTGGATCTAAAATATGGGACGAGGTTAGAGCAGGTCTTAACTGGTTTAGAAAATACTTTGCTAAGCAATATATGGTATTATTGGACTAACATATTTTCCCATAGAGTCAATACTCTATGTGTCCATAATGGGTCGCCCCTAACGGGGCGATCA